TTACAGCCGGCCGTCGTTCCAACGAAGTGGTGTTTTCGAGGCTCCGTTGGAACGATCAGATCGACACTCCGGCGCCGGCCGGCAGGTTGCCGCGCGCGTCGCGGACGCCCTGGCCGTAGGCCGCGCAGACGACGGTGCGGCCTGGCGGACGTCGTCGGACATTCGAGCGAAGCGGGCGGCGACGACGGCGGTTTCGCCGTCCAGGATCGCCGCTCGGCAAAGCCCTATGGCATCCTCCCAGCCCAGCGCGTCGGCCGCGGCGACATGAACCTCGCTCGCTCGCCTCAGGCCATGCGGGTCGCCGGCGCCCAGCGCCGCCGTCTCCCCTGCCGGCGATCCGCCTCGGGTCTCGGCGAGACGGCCGAGCATCCGGGCATAGGCTCGGTCCGTGGCCAGGCGCGCCGCCTCGAGCGTGGCTCGGGCGGCCGGATCGAGCGCCGCGACGAACTGCGAATAATCGTTGCCGGAGCGCAGCCGGTCGAGCAGGCGCTTGCGGGCCTGAGCCTTGCCGAGCGTCCTGCGCGCGGCCTCGGCATCGCTCGCCTGCGCCCCGTCGAACTTCGCGGCGAAGGCCGCTTCGAGCGCGACGGCCCCGCGCCCCTGGAGCATGGTCACCACCTGCTCCACCTCGGGCCCGAGCAGCGCCCGCGCCTGCGGCCCCAGCGCCTCGCTCAGGGTGCCGATCGCCGCCGGCGCCAGCGCGCAGCCGGCCAGGGCCAGCGTGGTCGCGATCGCGGCGCCGAATGCATACTTCCTCATTTCACCCTCCTCTTCTCGCCGGCGGAACCGTCCGCGCGGTCGATCTCGTGAAGCTCTGCGATCATCTCGGGCGGCAGCGACGGATCGATCCTGAAGGCGCTCCGCAGCATCTCGTCATAGGGGCGCAAGGCGGAGCTGCCCGGATCGAGGGTGCGAACCGCGGCGGCGAGCTGGTGGCAGATGGCGAGCAGCTTGCCCTGCTCCCCCTCGAGCTCGATCAGCCGCCCCTCGATCCGAACCCGATAGGCGACCTCCTCCGCCTCGATCTTGTTCTCGCGATCGGTCAGCTCCCGATGCCATTGGTCGAGCTTGAGCTGGCGCCCCGTCTGCTGGGCCGAAGTGAAGCCGAGCAGCCACTTGATCCCGTGCCCGAGCGTCGCCAGCAAGGCGATCGCGCCGGCGAAGATGCCGCCAATCTCTCCGGCCGATATGTTTCCGTTGCTTACCATCTCTGTCCTCCCCACGCCGCCCCTGGGGACGTCATCCGATCACCCAGTTCGTCCCGTTGCAGATCACCTGAACGTTGGTCCCGCCGCCGCCGGCCACCGTCGACGCGAAGGTCGTCGCGGTGGCGTCGGTGACATAACCTCGAATGCCCTTGAGTCCGGTCGCTGCAGGCGGAAGCCCAGCAACGGCGCAGTTGGGAAGCGGCCCTGTTGGAACGCAGGTCACGTTCGTATGAGCGTTGATATGATCGTGGCGCTCGCGCCCGTAGAGAGTGAAGCCGGGCGTTCCCCCGTTGAGCGACTCGCCGGCCCCGCCGTCGAGCAGGGCGCGCGAATTTTCGGAGACGTTGTCACGCAAGACGAGCGTGCTGCCGGCGGGCGCGGCCGACCCCACCATCGAGAGGTTGAACGAGCGATAGCAGGCCCGGAACCGGTTGCCCTCGATCTTCAGATGAAGCGGCAGCGGGGTCGGATCGGCATACCAGCTGCCGTTGTTCAAAATCCCTTCGCCGAGGCCGATGAACTCGTTGCCGACCAGCTCGATCAGGCCTTCCATGTGGCCGCCATAGGCAAACTGAAGCCCTAGCTCGCTCGCCCCCGTCAGGGTTTCGGCCCGGAAGGTGTTCCAGCGGATGAAGACGTCGGAAAGCTTGGCGGAGGTGCCGACCTGGAACGTCGCGGGCAGGCCCGCCCAGGAGACGATGTTGTGCTCGATGAACAGCCTTTCGAGCGAACGATAGGTGCCCGTTCCGGGGTTGCCGTTGCCAAGGCTGAACGGCACGTCCGTTCCGCCGCTGGCAGTCGGGAGCCGCCAGATATTGCGGCGAAGGTAGACGTCCGACACGGTACATTCGGCGACCTCCGCGTTGAAGCCGCCGATCGCCACCTGGGTCGTGCCCTCGAAAACATTGTCCTCGATATAGATATGGCTGTTGTTGAGCCCCCCATCCTCAATATCGATCGCCCCCCAAGGGCGGGTCAAGGCAACGCCGCGGTCTTCGTTGAGGACGAGGTTCTCGCGGAAATAAATATGGTCCGCTGCCTGGTTCCCGGCATTCTGCTCGATCACAAAGGCCCATCGGCCACAGCGCTCGAACACATTTTTGATGACATGAACGTGCTTGATACCGTTCGAGCACCAGATGCCGTCGCCCCTCTGGTCCGGAGTCCCGCCGCCAGTTCCGGAAAGGACTCCGTGGTCCACGAACCTGCAGTCGGCGATCAGGACATGCTCTGTCGCGTGAGGCCCCGGAGTCCAAAAGACTATGCCGGCATTGAAGCCATAGCCCTGCACATGACCCGCCGTGTGGCTCTGGTTTGCACGGTTGCCGTCGAACCTGAGACCGCGAATGTTTACGTTCGTGCAGTCGACGATGTTGATCTGCCCCCAATTGTAGCCGAGGGAGGCGGTAGGGCAGCCGCTGTTCTTGGTCTTGAGCGTGGCCCCGTCGCCCTCGATCAGCAGCCCGTTGACACCCTGGAAGCGCATCGTCAGCTGCGCGGCGTGGCCGAGCAGATAGATCTTGCCCGGGTTGAAGAAGACCCGGCCGCCGCCGGCGGCGTTGACCGCGGCGGCGAGCTCGAGCAGGGCCGCCGTGTCGTCCGTCGCGTTGTCGCCGACCGCTCCGAACTGCTCGGGCGTGTAGAAATGCAGCCCGTCGAGGTCGATCTCCCCCGGCGGGCCCGGCGGAAAGTCGCCCATGGAGCGCATCGCATAGCCGCCAAGAGCGTCGAAGGTCAGCACCTTCCCCGCCCGCACCGCCTTGCTGAGCTCGCCGATGCTGTCGCCGCCGGGGACCCGGAGCGAACGGCTCTCGAGGTCGAGCGCCGCCGCGCCGATCTCCTGGGCGATCATCGTCACCCGGTCGAGCGCCCGCTCGTGGCTCTCCGCCGGGAAGCGGTCGCCCGGCGTATAGTCGGTCGGCTGGGTGCGCGCGGTCGAGCGCCGGATCCGAAGCCGCCAGCCGGCCGCCTTGGCCACCGCCATGGTCACCGAGCCGGTGGCGCCGTCGCCGCCGGCGACGCTGTAATCGGCGCCGAGCGTGGCGAGCGTCATCGCGCCGGCCGAGTCGAACCGCTCGACGACCAGGTCGGTCGCCGCCAGGAACTGGAAGGGCACCGCCTGGACGACGGTGGTCCCATTCTCGAGATAGGTGATCGTCGGCGCTGTGCTGGCGACGGTCATGAAGACCCCCACAAAATGCGGATGCGTTTTGCGGAGGGCTAGGGGAAGAAAGCTTCCGGCCGTCCTATCGTTTAGCGCCCGCGTTCGGCGGAGGTTTCCCCCTCAGGGACCGGGGCGGCTATGCGCTAGGCCGGCTCTCCAGGGCAGCTAGGGCGGGCTGCCGGACAATGTTATGAGTCAACGCGACTCGATTGTCTAGGGGGGCACGTCCGATCATCTTCGATAACCTTCCGTACACTGTCCGGCATGGGGAAGAGGTCAACGGCGGCTTGATCGAACTGGATGGAAACTGGTTCACCGACTGCCGCTTTGAAAGCTGCCAGCTCGTATTCCGGGGAGAACGGCCCTTCGGCTTTACGAAGACGCAATTCCCCAATTGTCGCTTTGTCATCGAGGACCGGGCCGAGATGGTCTTGTCGCAGATCGGCCAGCTGGTCACGGTCGCACCGGAATTCACTGAGATCGTTCCGGCGCCCAACCTCCGGTTCGGGATTTACCGAACCCGTGCTACCTACGCTCCGGCGACTCGACTGTCAAAGGGGGCGTTCGTGGGGCCAGATGGCGGCTTGGTAGTGGTGGGCCTGCTCATCGTTTTCGGAGCGCTGATCAGCTTTTTGACGCGCGAGAAGCCGCGGCCTGCCAAGTTTACGGACGATCAGGTCCGGTCTCAGGTGCTTGTCTACAAGACGCCAGAGGCCCTCTTCGCCTATTGGTGCAAGTACGGCAACACGGAGATCATCCTTGATCGGCCACTTCTCGCACAGCTGATTGACCCGGGCGATGTCGCCGGCCCGGGGTTGCCCGCGATCGGCTTCCGCGCCGACGGCATCCAAACGGTCATGTTGAAGGTCGCCGCCAGCGACGGCGGGTTCATCGTCATCGCATCTACTGCCTCAAGGAGAGGTCCGCGACTTCGAGTCGGCGACTTGGTGCTGTGGGCGCCGGGGGCATATGTTGACGGATTAGGAAACGAACTCGGCGACCCGCGGGCTGGTTACGTAGGCCTGATCGTGGCAACGGTTGCCCCGGCCTGGAGCATCAAGGACGGGTTTAAGATTATCGAGCGCTTTCTTCCCGATCCCGAAGCGGTTCGTTGAAGACCAGGACGGTCGGCACCTTGCTCTCCGAATACGGGGCAAGATAGGTCGCGCGCTGAAGCATGGGGAGGCCCTTACTGTCTCTCATTCCGGAACCTCCCCCTCCCAGGCATTGGCCGCGTTCGGTAGCCGTTCCGGTGCATGGAAGTCGGAGATCCGGCCTTCGCCCGGCCGCCACCAGAAGTCCTGCCCTTTGTCGGCCGCGGCGCGCTCGACGCGCGACCAGCTGTCGTAATAATTCTCGTCGGTCCATGCGCGCAGCTCGTCGATCAGCAGCCGCTCATAGGCCAGCCGCCCGTACCACATGGTTCCGCCCGGCGTGTAGCGGCGCGCCGCGTCGGCCGCGCTCATATTGCCCGTCGCGAGCCGAATGGTGTCTCCGATCGTGCCGACGCCCGGCCCCGCCACCGCCTCGGCCAGGCTGCCCGTCCGCTCGCTGGCGCCGGCCGAGGCGAAGTCGCCGAAGATGCCGAACCCGCCGCCCTGGAACATCGCCCGCGACCAGAAGCCGCCGTGGAGCCTGCCGTCCTTCAATGAGGGCAGGTCGTTCATCGGCAGCGGGTCGCGCCCCTTGGCGATTTCCTTGAGCTGCACCGCCAGCGCCCCGAGCGCCGTCAGGATGATCGTTCCGCCGGCGGCGTAGATTGCACCGTTGACCGGCCGCAAGCTCAGCGCGCGCCCGCCGTGACTGAGGATGACGGAGGTTCCGAAGCTCTTGAACAGCATCATGTTGCGGCTGATCTCGCCGGCGAGGCTACCGGGCCGCCCAAACGTCGTATAGGCCCGGCCCCGCACGGACGCGACCGGGACCGCATAGTCCGTCTCCGTCAGCATCATCGCATGGACCTTGTCCGCCAGCTTGCGGTCGGCGATGTCGATCGGCCGCAGGAACGTCGCACCGCGCTTCTTCTCCAGCGGCGTCGCCCGTATCTTCTCCCAGTCGGCGCCGTCGATGCCGTAGCGCTCCATCGCTTCGCGGACCGGCCTCGGCACCTTCGCGAACGCCACGCCCGCGTGCTTGGCGAGAAGGCCCTGAAAATCGCGATCGAAGGCGTGCCTTCCGGCCGCGGTCCACGGGCTCAACCCGGAGACCCGCAACACGCCTTCGGCGAGGCGCCGCGCCCATTCGTGTCCGCCGCTCTCCCCCAGCCAGCGCTGCTGCGCCGAGCCGATTTGTGCCGACTCTTCCGCGACCACGCCAGATCTGAGGGCGTCCATCCGATCCGCTGCGTCAAGCGGGTTGAGCATCTTCAGATACCCGGTCATGGCGCCGGTGATCGGCAGTCCGTTGAACGCTCGCGTGATCGCCTGAAAGCCGACGTCCGTTATGGCCGAGATCATCGCTCCGCCCAGCATCTGCGCGGAATTGATTGACCGGAGCGTTCCGAACCGCCGGGCCCACTTCGCGTTGGCCGGGCTGTTCAGCGCGCCCGAGGTGATGTCGTACATCTGCTGGACCATCAGGGCCCCGCTGCGCGCGCGGTCGATCGCCGTGCCTTTGCGGTCGACGCCGACATGAGCGCCCTTCATCAGCCCGTCCTTCAGCCACTCCACCTGCGCGGCCGGGTTCGGTCCGAGTATCTCCATATGCGCGATGTCGCGCGCCATCCCCTCTACATAGCCGATCATCGCGTCGAACACGTTGCCGTCGCCGAACGCCGCGTCATATTCGAACCAGGCGGCCGCGTCCCTGAAATGGAGGAAGCGATGCTCCGCCCGCTGGTTCGCCAGCTTCTTGCCGCTGTCGACGCCCCCGAGGGTGCGCCCGGCCCATCCTTCGGTGCTCACCGTCTCGTAGACGTCGTGCAGGACAGATCGCAGCGTCTCGTCGTCGAACGGCTGCCCGGTGACATCGTCGACCATTCGCTCGCGGTCGAGCAGCGGCGCGATGAAGTCCGCCCATTGCTCAAAATCGACGGAGCGCACCTTTAGGCTGTTGTGGCTTTGCGGCGCCCAATTCTCCAGCTTGCCGATGGCACCGCCGGCGGCATTGAAGCGCAGCCTCAGATCCTCCGCGACGATGCGGAACGCCTCCGCCATCTCGCGGGCGGACAGGTTTCCGGTATTCTCGCCGCGCAGCTCGCGCACGATGTCCACCAGGCCGGATTTGTCGCGCACCTCGCCCAGAAGGTTGCGCCGGTGCCTCTCCAGGAAGTCGGCCATCCTGGCATGGGCTCGGCCGACGATCGTCTTCCGCAGCGCCTCCACGTTCATGTAGGGCGCCTTGCCGTCATGATCGAACAGCGCCTGCGCCGCCGCCGCCGAGTTGTCGCCCTTGTAGCTGGCGAGGTCGCCGATCAGGCGCTTCTGCACCGCGTGCTGCAGCAGCCTCTGGCGCTGCGCCTGGTCCGCGGCGCGCTCGATCGCGTCGACCGTCTCCTCGCTCGCCAGCGCCGCCGCGGTCGGCTCCCCGAAGCTGCGCTGGTGATGGCGCACCCGGCGGCCGTATATCTCCCGAGCCCGCTCCGCCTGCTCCGGCGTGATCCGGCCCTCCTCCAGAAGCTCCGGGATACAGCGTTCCAGGCTCACAGGCACCCCCTCAACGTGGCCGCGAAGGTCAGCTCGCCGTCCGTCTCCTCGAGCAGGGCGATCGCCGTCTTGTCGCCAGCCTCGGCATCCATCCTCAGATCGTGAAGCAGACTCTCCACCTGCAGCGCCGCCCCCTCGCCGTCCGGCGCGTCGAAGCGCGCGAGCTCGCCCGTGGGAGGGGCGGAGGTGGCAGTATCAAGCCTAACCGCCGGCGGCGGCGGCTTGCCTTCGCGCCGCGCCAGGATGCGGTCGCGCAGATGTTCGCCGGTCGTCACCGCGTCCGGCCCATGCTCGCGCCGGAAGGCGCGAACCTCGTCGCGATATTCGCCGGTGAATATCTCCGGCCGCTCCTTGGCGGCCTCGGCGAGCCACCCTTTGCGGCCCGCCACCGTGCCTATCTCTTCCCGCAGCACCGTCGTCAGATCGCCCCCGTCCGTCAGATCGCGTGCGATGGCGGCTACCGACCGAGTTTTACCCTTGCCGTCCGACAATTCGATCCCGGCATGACGGGACGCATTGAGCAGCACCCGCTCGTTATAGGGCAGGGCCTCGTAACGCTCGCCAGCGTCGACGATCCGCTGCACTCGCGCCTGCAGGCGCTCGGCCGCCTCTTCCATCGTTGCCGGCGCAGCAAACTCCCGGTTCGACAGCATCGCTTCCGTCGGATGCTCCCGCGACCCATATTCGATCGGGTTCTCGCCCGCCTCGCGTTGCACCGCAAATTGGGTAGCCGCATGCTCCTCCGGCGTCGCGAAATCCTCAACGCGCAACATGGCGACATCGTCGCTCCAGCTTTCTGCCGCCTCCCGCTCCGCCGGGAGTGGGGGGAGGTCGTCGACCTCGTCCAGCTCAGACCGATCTTCCCCCGCCGCCCGCTCCGCCGTCTCACCCGCTTTGGGTCGAGTCTCGCCGGGCGCCCCCATCTTTCGATCCGCCCACTCGACCAGATCGGCGGCAGACATCCCTTTCAGGAAGCGGTTCTTCTCGATCGCGAGCGGCTTCAGCAATTGCGCGACCGGCGTGTCGGGCGCCGCGCGCAGGACCTTGAGCCCATCCGGTCCGGCGAAATGGAGCAGGTACAAGCTCCCCGCCGTTTCCGGCTGCCCGGCGTCGCGAAGCATCGCCGCATTGTCCGCGACGAGATCGTTCATCAGCACGTCGTTCAGAGCCGGGTCGCGCCTTTTGGCGGCGATCTGCGCGTCGGAGAGGCCGCCACGTCCGTAGCGCCGTACATAATAGCTCCGCCACGTCGATGCGAGGAACTGGTACGGCCCCATCGCTCCCGACGCCTCGTTATAGCCGTCACCCTCTTCGACGCGCCGGATCCTGGACTTGAGCTGCTCGCGCGCTCCCGCCGAGCTCACCGGCGAGGGCGGAGATGTTCCACGTGTCACACGGCCATAGGCGGCGCCCAGCCGCGCCGCGTGGACGTCGTCGCCCGCCGGGCTCCGTTCGAAGGGCGAAGTCTCCAGCACCTCGGCATGCCTTTGAACGACATTCGCGGCTGCCTGCTCGCCGGGCGTCCGCCGCTCCTCGGGCAGGCCGGCATCCATCAGCGCAAGCAACTGCCGCTCGGCGGCCGTGCCGGCCCGGCGCGCCGTAATAGCATGTACGCCCAGATCGAGGGTCTTCCCAGCGCCCCCCAGGACGCCGCCGGTGAGGCCGGAGACGCCAGTGTCGATCAGCGTCTCACGCGCCCCACGCTCCACGCCAAGGGAGGCCGCGTCCTCGCGGGTGAAGGGTTCCAGCGCGAGGGTCAGCCCCGCGTTCGCGGCGGCCTCGCGCCCCGCCACGGACAAGATCATCCGCGCGGCCGTGAGCCCCTTCAGCGCCGGACCGCCGACGGGAATATAGCTCGTCGGATCGAGGAAGCCGGCGCCGAGCGCGCCGGCCACTTGCCCCGCGGTCGAGCCGCCTCGCAGCTCCGCGTCCGCCCTCCCCACGTCGGTGCGGCGCTGGTCGACGGCGAACCGGCGAAGACCCTCCCGGTCGTGGATCGTTGCATATTGGGGAAGGAGCCTTGGGTCGCGAGATCGCTCGGCCTGGTACCAGGCCATTAGGGAGTTTTCCCTTTCGTCCTCCACATCCCCGAGGTCGTGATCGGCGCCATAGGCGAGGGCATCCTCCCGCGTCCGGGCCCTCGGCGCCATGTGCCACGTGCCGCGCTTCCGAGCCTCCGCCTCGATGTCCGCCAGAACGCGCCCCTCGTAATTCATCTGGTTGAGGCCCCAATCCTCCGCCGCCCTGGCGCGGCGAAAGCCTGGGCCGATGCTGCCGAAGAAGCCTGGGCCGGGAGGCTCCGCCTTGGGCGTCCCGGCGCTTGCTGCCCGCACGTCCTCGCGGCTCGGCGGCGCCCACGGATCACTCATCAGGGAGGCCTTCATAAGCGGACCGGGCGCTCGGGCGCCCGTCGTCGAATGGCGTTACCAGCTCATAGGCCGAGCGGACCGGCTTGGACGGGGCCGCGCGCGGAGTCGGAGCCGGACCCGCGCGACCGTGCGTTAGGCGGCCGAGCTGGCGGATGTCGAGGATGAAATTGTCGCCGGGATGCTTGGCCGAGGCGACGAAGCCGCTTCCGGATTGGAACATGTAGAGCCCGTCGCGCCACATCACCGGCCTCAGTTTCTTGAACTCCGCCGCCGACATTCGTTTTCCGCCCCACAGCGGCACGTCACGGCCACCGAACGCGGCGCCCATGATCGCCTCCTCGTCCGACCGCGCCAGGACCAGATCGACGTCGCCTTGGCTCATTCCGCGCGGCAGGCCCATCTTGGAGCCATCCCGCGCTTCGCCGATGCCGCCTGTGCCATCCCCGGCCGCGCCGAAAGCTGCGCGATACGCCTCCAGCCACAGGGGCCGGTCGTAGCTCGACTTCCCCCGGCGGGCGGCGCGCGCAGCATATATTCCCCGCGCCGCCTCGTTGATGCCTTCGAGCGTCACCCCGTCCATCATCCGTGTCGCCTCGCCGAACTCGCGCTCCGCGTCGGCTCGCATCTGCTCGGTCGCGCCATCGCCGCCGGCGAGCTTGGGATTGGCCCTGATCAGGTCCCACCCGCCCAATGCCTCCCTCACCAGCCCCATCCCCGCCGACCGATTGCGCATCGATGCCAGATCTGCCAGCGCAGCATATTCGGCCTTCGCCGGCGCGACCTGACGTAGCAACTGCTTGCCCCTTGCATTGCCGTAGGCGGTCATCGTCTCGATCATCGCAGCCTTGTCGCCGGCGCTGCCGCTCTCGAACTCCTCATGGTAGCGCGCTGCGATCTCCGCCGTCATGTGGGTCGGCGGCCCGCCGTACCTTTCCGCGGCGCCGTCACCAGCCGCGAACCACCGGCTCATCGCCCGCGGGTCGGCCAGATCGAATTCGGGCAGGCCGCGACCGCCGCCATTCTGGATGAACAGGCCCAGCTTGTCCTTTTCGGCTCGACCACGCCACCGCTCGATCATAGTGCCGAGCTGGTCGTACTCCGCCTTGAGGCTCCGGTCCTGCTCCCAGCCGTCCTTTGCCGCGATCGCGCGCTGCGCCGCCCGCAGCTCGCCCTCGTCCGAAGCCCCATATTTGTCTGTAACCCGCGCCTTGCCGCCGGTCACCTCCAAGTCCCGCGCCAGTTTCTCGAACTCTGGGCCACCAATCGCGACCGCGCGCCGACGCGCCTCGTCAATGGATGCCGGATCAACCTCGACTCCGCTGTTCACGTCTTCGATCAAATTCTCGGCGCGCGCCCGGAACTCCGCCTGCTCCCCCTTCACTGCCTGCCGCGCGCGCGCTTGGTCGCGCTCCAGCCGGGCGTCGATGCGCTCCCGCACGTTGCCGACAGCGTCGCCGAGCCATCCGGTGTAGTAGCCGCTTTCCAGCTCCCGCTTTGCTTCCTCCGGTGGTAGCCCGTCGAGCACCGCGCGCGAGGCGGCGGCGGCGATCCGCGCTCTGTACTGGCGCTTTTTCTCGTCCGACCCTGGCAAAGCCGCCAGACGATCGTCGACCGTCGCCATTTCCTCAACCAACGTCTGGCGACCAGGATTGAGATTGATCCGCCCGAGGCTGAAATTGTCGGCGTCAACTTGGTCCTGCCACCTTTGCTCTCCCCTGGCAGCCGCCTCGAAAGTCTCGGCGCGAAGGATCAGACGGTCGACCGCTCCATTCAGATGCTCCTCGACCCTGTCGCGCACGCGCCGGTCCGTGATCGTGCCGACATATTCCTGCGTCAGGTGGCGCCCGTATGTCTCAAAGCCAGCGGCATGACCGGCGGCCCCCGCCGCCGGGTTCTCCTCCATCTCGATCCGCTTCCGCTCGATATCGAGCAGGACTTCGCCGGCACCCTTTGACGCACGCGTGAATTCCGCTTCCTCTTCGTGCTGCTGGTCGATCCGCAGACGGGTCAGCCCGGCTTGGTGGAGCTGGCCGCCCGCCTGCTCGAGCGATCGCCCGACCCCGGCGCCGAACGCCTCCGCCGGAGCTCCTCCGAACGCCGTGCTTCCGCCGGGGGCGACCTGCGGCCGATAAATCTCCTCCCGGGCGGCCATCAGCCCGCCGCCCGCGCATTGGCGTAATCGGCCTTGTGGTTGGCCACCGCGCTCGCCGCTCCGAACAACCCGCCGACCAGTGCCTGGCGTCCCTGCGCCGCGGCGATCTCGCCCTGGGCGCGTCGCGCCGCGGCGGCGCTGGCGCCGCGGCGGCGCAGGTTCATCACGTCCATTTCCGCTTCGATTTGGCTCTCGCGCAGGCTGTCGAGGTTGGTGCCGGTGCCGACCTCGAAGCCGCTTTCCGCCTGCGCTCCGACCTGCCGGCCCATCGCCACCCTCGCCGAGTCGCGGATCCGCGCCACTTCGGCCGAGGCGTCGCGTTCGTCGCCGATCGCATTGGCCTCTTCGACCTTCTGGTTGAACTGCCCGGCCCGGTAGCCGGCCAGGCCCTGGACGAGGTTGCCCGCGATCATCAGCGGAAGCGCCGCGGCCTGCATTATCCGACCCTTTCGAACAGGAGGTGGGTCTTGCCTTCCGGCCCCCATTTGCGGAGCAGCGCGCGGCGGCGAAGGCCGACCAGCCGCGCCCATTTGGGCTCGGCGACGATCCCGGCGCGGACGATCGCCTCGATCCGGTCGAACCGGCTCTCCTCGATCCGCCGCCGCGCGAACCTGGTGATCGCCAGCTGGGCGGCGCCCAGATCGGCCGCCAGCAGCGCCCAGGCGACCGCGTGGCCGCCCGTCAGGCCGTTCGCCGGCCAAAGCAGGGTGAAGCCCGCGCAGCACAATATGCGCCCGTCGCCGCCGACCGCCGTCCAGGCCGGGCCGCCCGCGACGAGCTCCTCGCCCTCCTCGATCGAATGGACGGCGCGGGTCACTCCGAGGCAGACATGCTGCGACGGCTGGAGCGCGAGCTGGACGACGTCGCCGGCGCACATCGGCCTGAAGGTGACCGGGCCGGCCATCAGCGCTCGCCCAGCGTGTAGGTCGGCATCGCCGCTACCACCATGCAGGGCAGAGGGTCGTCGGAGATGATCGTATATTGGCCGTCATAACCATAATTGCCGCCGAGCGACTTCGACGTGTCGCCGGTGAAGGGCGGCACCGGAGCGTCCATCTCGGCGCTTCCCGGGCGGTCGATCAGCTGGTCGGCATGGCCGGTGTCGGGATCGACCTTGATCCCCACCGTCTCGAGCAGCCTCAGCACGATGGAGACCAGCCGCTTGCGCTTGCCCTGCAGGGTGCCTCCGTCCGGCGCCCGCGCCTCCGGCCGAAGCGGCCTCAGCCGCGCCGTATAGCCGAGGCCGACATGGCATTTCAGGGCTGTCGCGCCGTTGGGCAGCGCCAGCGTCGCATTGGGTCCGGCGCTGACCGTCAGTCCCGGCACCACCCCGCCGTCCGCCAGCACCGCCACCGCCTTGCCGGCGAGGTGATCGATCGCCCCCGCATTGGCGGGCGCCGGAAAGCTGTTCCGCGCGGCCCCGTCATAGCTGACTCCGCTGTCGACGAAGAAGGCGTCCTCGAGCGCCGTTTCCTCCTCCTCCCAGGCCGGCGCCTGGAGCTCGACGCTCTTGCCCGCCGCGCCGCCGTCGACCAGCGCCCACAATTCGTCGCGGGTCCCGTCCTCGGACGGGATGGCCACCGCGCTCAGCACCGCCCCGGCGGCGTGGGCGACTCGGGCGAACCCCTTCACCTCCTGCTCGGGGACATGGGGATGGAGCGCGAGCAGTCCGTCGTTCCGGACCGCCCAGACCAGCTCCTCGGGTTCCTGCTGGAAGGTCATCTGCTTCGCGCCGCTCTTCAGGATATGGCGCTGCCACACGGCGATGTTGGCCGCCGAATAGCGGTCGCTCCCCAGATCGTAATCGGCCTCGCGGATCTTGCGGCCGCTTTTCTGGACGAACAGGGTCGAGGTTCCGGTCTCGACCGGGCGCACCGGCTGCGAGCCGTAGCTCGACTGGGGAACGCACTCGATATTGTCGCTCGAGAAGATGTCGGCATTGTTGATCTTGCGGATGACGTGCTCGCCGTCCGACGTCCCGATCAGCACTCCGTCGCGGTCCGCCTTCGCCCACAGCACCGGGTTGGAGATGGTCAGCCGCTTTCGGAACGCCATGTCGGGGGCGAGCAGGCCGCTTTCGGTGAACGGCGCCATGTTGACGCTTCCGCCGCCATAGTCGCCGACCACCGAGGCGATCAGCTCGAAATCGGTGAAGAAGAGCAGCCGGCCGAAGCCGAGCAGGACGATGCCCGGCCACCCCGCCGCGGCCGAGACGGCCGCGAGCGCCCAGCGGTGGCTCGCGGCGGCGGCGAGGCTCGCCGGGATCCGCCGGGTGACCGAGATGGTCGCCGCGGTTCCGCCGCCCCCGACCGAGAGGATCGTGCCGATCCCGAACCGGTCGTGAAGATAGGTCCACTTGACCCCGTACGGGCCCTTGGCGTTGACGTCGCTTCCGCCCGAGCCGTCCCATTCGGAGCCGTGGCTATGGGTCGGCTGGACGCTGCCGGTGCGATTGGTCGCCACCGCGGCGGCGGCGAGATAGGCCTTGCCGTCGCTTCGGACGATGGTGGTTCCGACGACCACGCCGTCCATCCCCGCTTCCCAGGCCTTGATGTCGGAAAAATCCTCCGCCTCGATCATGACCGAAGATCCGACATGGCCGGCCAGGAAGGGCGCTCCGCCCGCCACGTGAACGATCGCGTTACCGCCGACCGTGAGGGTGCCGGTCACCGTCACCGTGATCGCCTCGTCGACGTTGGAGTCGGCGAACGGCCCGTTCCTGAGCGTCAGAGCGGTGTGGGCGAAGGTGGTCGCGGTCAGCCGGGTCAGCGCCGCCGGCGCGTGCGAGCGGTGGGCGAGATAGAGCCGGTCGTAGCTTTGCTGATACCAGACCGAGGGCGCCTGCGCCGCCGTATAGGGCACAACCACCTCGTAGGCGACGTTCGGAGCGGTCTCGATCCGGCCGCCGTTCGTATAGAAGCGAAGCTTCGCCGGGCCCCATTCGATCACATAGGCCTGGGTTCGGCTGACGATGAACGGGCTCAGCCAGGTCGAGCCCGTCATCGCCGCCCGGATATAGGCGAAGCCCGACCGCTTCATCGCCGGCCCCTCGACCGTGGGGACGAAGTTGAGCATCTCGGCCGCCGAGATGGCGTAGATTGCTTGGTCGCTCCGGCCGTGCATCCGCGGCGACACCTCGCCGCCGTTGAAGCTGTTGATCATGGGGGCGAGGGCGCTCATGAATAACGCGCCGTTATCCAGTCGCTCTCGACCGTCACGACCGGGGGATTTTCCTTGGCGTCGACGCCCTTGGCCTTGGCCAGGGCGGCGCGATAGGCCCGGAACGCGTCGTCCTTGCGGCCACGATCGCCGGTGATCCGGTCGGCGATCTGGAAGGCGAGCCGGGCGGCGAAGGCCGAGACGAACAGAGCGTCCCACAGGCCCGTCTCCTCGACGTCGCGGACGTAGCGGACCCACAAGGGCCCCGCCGTGTCGGCGAGGATCCGCCCGCCTTCATTCTCGAACGTGTCGCGGCAGCCGGGCGGATCGAGCACCTCGAGCAAGCGAAGGCAATCCTCGGGGAGCTGGAACGCCGCCGCCCACGGATAGGTAACGATATCCTCGACCGCGCTCAGATCGCGGCGGGCGATCGCGAAGTTCCAGGGATGGTCGCGCAGGACGTCGCGGCGGACCTCGTCCCACACCGCCCGCACCGCCCGCGCCGCATGGCTGTCCTGGTCGGGATCGCGCAGCTGGTCGTCCTCGCCGATAAGCGAGAGGGTGAGATTGGCGATGGTGACATAGTCGGCCATGGGCGTGGGCCGCGGCTAAAGCTGCGGCCAGGGGTGCTCGTGGATCTGCTTCTTGATCTCGTCGAGCAGGATCAGCGCCTCGCCCTTCGGCAGCACCGTGAAATCCACGTTGACGAAGAGCGCGTCGGATCCGGAGATCGCGCTGCCGGCGGCGACGACGACGTCCTGCGCCCTCTGGCCCCTTTTGATGGTCAGCTTGAACGTCGACATGCTGGAGCCTCCCTTTCCGGATGAAAAACCGTCCCTCGGGGCGGCTTTTCATCCGGGCGGCGGGTCTCGTGGGATCCCCGCCGCCCGGCGCTCTGGCCCGAGCGCCCCCTCAGGCCGAGGTCGTGAAGAAGATGTCGATGATCAGGATGCCGGAAGCGGGCAGATTGGCCGCTGCGATCGTCGCCAGCAGCCGTTCCGTCGCGGTCAGCGGGACGTCGTCCTTCGCCGCCGCGTTGCCGAACGCCGTCGGCGTGTCGACCGCGGTGAAGACGGCCGCGGTGCGATATTTGCCGGTCGCTCCGGAAATGCCGATCGCGAGCGTCGCGGTCGCGCCCATCGTCGCGCTGGCCGTCATCAGGCCGTGCGAGAAGGCGGCGCCCTGCGGCATGTCGCCGAGCACGAGGCTGTCGCCGCTGGCGAAGGTCGCGGTCGACAGGTCGAAGCTGGCGCGGATACGCCGCAACTTGCCGCCATGGAGACGGCTGTCCACGGGCGTCGACGGCAAGGTGCCGTCGAGATGGCCGGCCGTTTCGGCTGAATAGCGCGTCGTCATTTGAAGGCCCTCCTTGTCACCGGAGCGGCGGACCGGGCCCGCCGCTCCGGAGACAAGGCGGCCCGCCGAAGCGGGCCGCCCGCCGACTCAATTCCGCTTGTTGACGATGTAACCGACCTTGCCGTTGTCGGTGCGGGTCACCGCACCGCAGAAGGACGCGTAGACCTGGATCGAATTGTGCTTATCGACGCGCCGATCGAGGGAGGTCTTGATGTTCCACCAGGGCACCCGGATCAGGCCGGATTTCGACCAGAACGGGGTTTTGCGATTGCCCGAGCCGGCATCGAGGAGCGCCGCGTTCCAGAAGAGCGGGTTCTCGGTCTCCATGTCGACGAAGGTGAAGCCCATCAGCTTGCGCAACTTGCCGTCGCGAAGCTCGCCCCCCTCGGCCCCGAATTCGCGCGAGGTCACCGGCATCTCGTTGAGCAGTTGGTCGCTGTCGTCGGCGGTGAGAGGCATATAGGCCGGCTCGTTCATGTCGACGAAGTTCTGCATGCGCAGCTTGCGCGCCGAGCGCAGCTTGGCGAGGTTCATGCCGGTCGCCGTGCCGCTGACGCCGCCGACGTCCGACGCGACGACATTGCCCGACGGGAAGGGGGACAAAGTCGTTCCGTCCTTGCCGACGATCATGTTGCCGAAGAAGCCGGCGAGAACTTCATCGTCTTTGCCCCGGTTGATCGTCGCCACCGCGGTCTGCATGTAACCGCTCTGGATTTGGATCATCGCCTGCACTTGGTCGTTATTGTCGACCAAGTCGGCGTAATAATGGAAATCGGGTTTCGCGACCCAGAGTCGGCTGTGCGGCGTATTCGCGAACTGCGTGTCCCCGTGGCGGCCGTCGGCCGAACCCTTCATCGACTTCACGTGGCCGATGATATCGTCGATCTGCTTCTTTTCGCTGCCGGTACCGGTCCGCTCGTCGAGCAGGTTCCAGAGCAGGGGCTGGGTCTGGTTGAGAGCCAGACGTATATTGTTTTCGAACTGGACGGTGAAGGTGGTTGGAACCTGGTCGCTCATGGCGCCCTCCCAAAATGACGTTGAAGCCAGTTTGCGAAGGGCTAGGGGAGCTGCTGCTCCGGCCTTTCTATCGTTCCCCCGGATCGACTCCGGGGCGCCTGCGGTCGGCGGAGGTTTCCCCCTCAGGGACCGGGGCGGCTATGCGCTAGGCCGGCTCTCCTATTCGTCTAAAACGACGATGCCGCCGGGTTTCTCACGGAACCCGGCGGCATGTCAAGACGTTGGCGCGGATCGGGCGCCGATTTTTCTCAGGTCGCGGTCGCGGCCCTCTGCTGGCGCTCGCGATCGGCCGCGACGGCGGCGTTGAGACGGTCCCACCGCGCCACGGCCGCCGGATCCTTCGCCATCAGCTTGGCGCCGAATTCCTTGTCGGCGGTCAGCGCTTCGATCTCCTTCTGAGCCTCCGCCCCGGTGATCCCGAACCGGCCCTTGCCGCCGTCGAGGAAGCTCGCCTCGGCCATTCCGGCGCCGAGCTTCTGGAACAGGTCCAGCGTCCGCGCCGACCCGGGCTTGCCGTACTGCACCTGGAAGCCGCGCTGGATGGCGGCGAAGTCGTTCGAGTCGAGCCCGAGCATCCGCATCGCCGACTGGACGTCGGCCATCTTGGCGTCTTTCTGCCCGCCCCATTCCTTCTCCTTGGCGGCATAGTCGGCGTTCTCGGCCAGGCGCGCCGCCGCCATCTGGTCGAGCTGGTGCTGGACGACGCCCTCGGCCAGCGCCTTGAAGCCGGCGGCCGGGACCCCAGCCTTGTGCGCCAGCTCGCGCAGCGGAGTGACCATGTCCATGTCTAGTTGGTTGGGGGTGACGCCCTCGGGCAAGGCGATCTCATATTTGTCGGGGCTCTCCGGAACGCCGATCGCCTTGTGGAAGGCGGCCACCTCCTCCGGCTTCGCCCCCTCTCCGGGCACCTTGAGAGCGTTGCGCGCGGCGCTCTGATTGTCTCGAAGTAATTTCGCCAGCTGGCTCGGGTCCTTGACTCCGAGCCCCTTGATATAGTCGCGCGCCGAAGGATTGTCGGCGTCGCCGCCCTCGGCCGAGAACAGTTCGAGGAACTTGTCCCCCTCGGCACCGCCCGCGCCGCCGCCGGCATCTCCGCCCGCGCCGCCAGCGCTTCCGGAGGCGGCGCCCGCACCGGCACCCGCCAGGGCATCGGCCGCGCCGCCAGCGCCGTTCCCGGCTCCTCCCCCTCCGGCGGCGCCCTCGGCGCCTTCCGCCTCGATCGAGCAGAACCCGCCCGCCAGGGCCGCGGTCATCGCATTCATTCCCGCCATCGGGCCGAAGCCCGTTCCTTTATTCATTTTCCAACTCCACGAGCTTCTGGACTCTCTCCTCGTCCAGGTTGAGGTGCTGCGATATGCGCAGCCACATCTCCCGCCGCCCCTGCCGCCGAGCGGCGATCATCGGGTCGGCGTCGAAAGTCGATTTATTGGCGAAGGCGAAGTCGCGCAGGTCGGCGAGCACGATCTCGCGATCTCGGTCGACCGCCCCGCCGGGCGCGAACACGGCCCGATAGGAACGGGCGCGAAGGATCGCCATGCGGCGAAGCATGTTGACGGCGGTCTGCCGAAGCTTTTCCTCGAAGGACGGCGGATGCATCAGAGCCCTCCGCTGCCAGAGGAACTTTGAGCTTCCCTGCTCACCCGTCTTGCCAGGTGCGCCCAAAGGTCCGTGCCCGGCAGCGGCCGGAGCTCGATATGCACCGCCGAGCCCAGAAGTCGCTCGGCGCTTTCGCGAAAGGCGACAATTGCGCCACCCAACGGCAACTGGGCGTATAGATAGTTCACGCGCCTCATCACATCCCCCCTCCCGCGGCCAGGCCGCCGGCGATCTCGTTCGCCCGGGCCAGGTCGAGCGCGGCTCCGGCGGCTTTCGGAGCGACCTCGCCCAAGGCGGCGACCTGCTCCTTCTCGGCGCGATCGCGGCGGATCTCGGCGAGCTCGTCGTCGCTCAAGATCCAGCTGTCCCTGACGCCCAGCACCTCGCCGACTCCGACCATGCCCGCGTCGAAATTGATCCGGTCGAGCGCGTCGGGCCGCCCCGCGCCGGCGGCCTGGACCCCGATCTCGACCCAACGGGTGAAGGCGGAAGCCTCCTGCGCCCGCGCCATCCGCGCGAGCGGGTTGGTCATGACGATCAGCGGCCTCGCCCCCGCCTCGACCATCTCCGGCGGCATCGGATCGATCTGGCCGGAGCGCATCAATATATCGAGCTCGCGCTCGACCATGACGCCCAGTTTCTCGGTCTCGTAGCGGTCGGCGAAGGGCTGGATCAGGACGCCCTGCTTGGCGACCATCTCCAGCACCTGGGTCGCCGTCATGCGGTCAGAGGGGTCGGTCAAAATCTTGAAGAATTCTTCCAGGAAGGCGGTCTTGACCGGCTCTCGCTCGTTATTCTGAAGCTCGAGACCGAACGGGAAGTTGCTCCCCATCTCGATCGGCCTGACGAGCAGGTTGCCGCGCTCGTCGACCATGCCCGGGTTGAGCCCGCCCGGCTTGGTGACCAGTTTCGAGATGTCGCCGTCGTCGTAGAAGGCCAGCGCAGGATCTACCGCTTTGTGGCCGGCACGGATCATCGTCTTCGCCATCTCGTTGAGCATCTTGATCGTGCCGAGCACCTTCATCGCCGGCGACCGCCCATATTTGTCCTTGGGGCTGGTCGAGTTGCGCGAGACCGCGATCGGCATCGTGAAATAGCCGCCCCGGCGCACGATCCATTTGTCGGCCACGGCGATGTAGCGGCTGACGATCGGCTTGCCGTGCCAGTCCATGCGCTCGGGCTCATAGCCTTCGTTGGGCTTGATGACGTGCAGGAACTGAAATTTCGTCCCGCAGGTCCGTTCCTGCTCCAGCGCCTTGCGGATCGAGAGCGGCAACGCCTCCTCGCCGAATTCCTGCTTCGCCTGGCGCGCGGTCAGCTCGAACTTGCGGTGGACGGTGTCGATCCGCCCCCGGAAATCCTCGTCGACGAACACTTCCGACATATGGAGCGCGTTGTAGAACAGGCCGCGGCCCCTCCACTCGTCGACCAGCATCGGCGCGGTGCCGTAGGAGCCGATCTGGCGCCGGTCCTGGCTGAACTGGACGCCGGCGCCGACATGCGGCGCGTAGCGGCACGCGAACAGCCGGTCGACTGCATGCTCGCACCAGCGCCGCACCGCCGGCACCCGAGCCAGGTCCTTGTCGAGCACGGTCGCTCCGTGCCAGCGCTGGTTCTTGGGAGTCGTGACCGCGCCCAGCGCCGCGTCGAACCGGTCGAGCCCCTCCGGCGCGGTCGGATCGTAGATGTCGAGCCCGCGCACCCCACCCGGCGACTCGCCGTTGAAGCCGCCGGCCGCGACCGGGTCGACATATCGCTCGACGTCGCGATACATCGCCTCCCACGGCGTCCGCTCGCTCTCCATCTCCTCCTGGCGGAGCAGGTCGGCCTTGACCCGGTCTTCGTCCTGCAACTGTTCCATTTCGGCCGACCCCTCCCGTTCGAGCAATTCAGATGACGATCGTGTTCTCGAGCAGCACCCGCCCGTTGCGGGGCACGACGATGTCGTCGGGCAGCTCGCGCCAGCCGATCTGCTCGCCGCCGGCGAGAATGCCGAAGCCGGCGACCCTCAGCTCCGGAGCGTCGATCTCGCCGGGCTCGAGCAGGATCGGGTCCCGAAGCGCATAGCCTCGCGCGCCCCGCTGCCAGGCGTCGCCGGCCGCGGAGACCGGCGCCAGCTCGACGATCTCCTCCCGGCCGTCCGAAAAGACGATTTCGACCTCGCCGGCGTCGATCGCCGCCCGCGCCGCGGCGGGGTCGTAAGGCTCGGCCGCCTTGCCGAACAGGCCCGTCCGACGGCCGATCTTGCGCGGCGTCGGCGACCTCTCCAGCCGCAGCACCGCCACTTCCTGCCGAGCCTTGGTCGCGGCGCCCTTCTGCGCTCGAAGGCTCGCCTCGGCGGCCTCCGCTTTGCCGCGCAGATGGTTGATCAGGATCTTGATCATGACGGTCGGCCGGGTCTCGTCATGGTTCGAGACCTGGTTCTCCTTGAGGATCTGGACGCAATCGGTGGCGATGACGTCGCGGACGTAGACCGCCGCGTCGAGTTGCTCGACGAGCCGGATCGCGCCGTCCCCAACGCCTTCGCCCGGCGCCAGGGCAAACCCCTCCCGCGCGCCCAGGTAATCGCCCAGCGCCGCGACCTGCAGCCCGGCGCCCCGCAGCTCCCCGTTGCTGCGGCCGAGCTCGCCGAGCAGGCGCACGGCTCCGTCGATCACATCCTCGTCTTCGCCCAGGTTGAAATAGTCAACCGCGGCCAGCGCGTCGCGAAGCTTTGCGAACCGGACGACGGCGTCGGGCTCGCTCTCCCGCTCCTCGGCGGTTTCTGCCCGGTTCTTGAGCGTCTCGACGACGTCCCTCAGACGGGCGACGTCGCCCATCGCCGCCGCCATCGCGCTTCCACGCTCGCCCACGGCCCGGATCGCCGCGTCGAACACGTCTTCGCCGCCCGCCGGGGCGACCCCGGCCGCTTCGAGCTGAGCGCCGAGCGCCGTCGAGCGCCGCTCCAGCAAAGCGAGCCTTCGATTATTGTCGGGACGTCCCGATTTTGCCTGATTAGCCATCTCGTCTCTCCTCCGTCATCCCGGCGAAAGCCGGGACCCATCCGTTCAGCTGCCGAGCGTCGTCTTGCCGCCCGCGCCGGCCTCGGCGCCGAGCCCGGCGACGATGTCGGCCGCCCCGCCGCGGCGCCGCCGAAGCGCGTCGCGCTGGTCGAGCTCGGCCCGGGCATCGTCGCGCGTCGGAGTCGGCAGCGGCGCCGGAAGCGCCTTCTTCTTCGGGCCGTCGAGCATGCCCGTGGCGGCCAGCAGCGGGCTCGCCGCCCATTTCAAAGCCTTCATCGCCTCACCCTCCCAAAATCGCATAATCGCTGTCGTTGACGATCCGCCGCCCCTCGCCGCGCCTCGCCTTGCCCCGGATGTCGCCGATGACATGCTCGCCCTCGAGGGCGGCATATTGCTCGGCGTCGCAGACGTGGGTGTAGATCGTGTCGGCGATCTCGAGGTGGCCGCGAACCTCGCCCGAGGCCGCCGGGAGCTCCGCCTTCCGATAATGATAGCCGCCGAGATGGCCGCGGATGAGGTGCTTGCAGCTGGGATGGACGGCGTAGCCGTCCCGCTCGGCCAGCGCCCGCCAGATCGCCTCGTTCCTCAGCGCCTGCCGGTTCGACTTCGCCTTGTGGACGCGCACGAACCAATGGTCGTCCCGCCGCCGGCCGATGTTGAGGGCGGTGCGGAAGGCGAGGATCCAGTCCTGCTCGTTATCCTCGCGATCGTCGGCCGCGAAGGCGGCGGGATCGGCGACCACCCGAAGCATCTCGGGGCGAAGGTCGGGAAAATTGTCGTTCAGCATCTGCCGCACCATCTGCCCGAACGTGGTCGGGCCGATCTTGAGCAGCGACTTGCCCTCCTCGCGCATCAGCACCGTCTCGCGCAGGGTCCGAAGCTGCCCCATGACCGTCCGCTGCGAAGCGACCGCGGCCGCGAACAGCCCCTGGTCGACTGCGACGATCAGCTTGCGGCGCGGGTCCCATTCGAGGTCGGCGCGGACATGCTCCGAATATTTGAAGCCGGGATTGACCGGCTGCCCGTGCTGCATCGGCACGAACTTGTTGTCGAGCATCCGCTCGACATAGCCGACGCGGTGCTTGTTCGCCGCCGCCTGGAGCACGTAATAGCCGCGGCCGCCGCGAAGGTTATGGATATTCTCGGCGTCGGGCTCCCGGCCGCCGGGCTGGATGAAGCATTCGACCAGGGGCCGTCCCTCGAGCGCGGCGATCAGCTCCGGATCGTCGAGCTCGCCCAGATCCTTCTCGATCAGCAATTTGTAGGCGTGGTTGTCGGTGTAGGGCGCGTTGAGCGACAGGATGATCTGCGGATCCACCACCAGCGACGGGTCGAGCGACGAGAAGCGGCCGACGCGGCCCGACAGGAAAGACACCAGGTCCGGCGGCTGAAGGTCGAATTCGTCGACGATCACCGCATTGACTTCCCAGCCGCGGGTGACTTCCTCGACGCTCCGGTCGCCGATCGCCCTGAACTCGACCTGCATGTCGAGCACGTCGATCGGCCGCCCGTCGCGCTGCCCGCCCTCGCGCCTCAGCACCTTGCGAAAGCTGTGCACGTAGGGCGCCTTCCAGCTGAACTTGCCCTCCTCCTCGGGGACGATGTTCCACCAACTCTTGAGCGTGTTCGCCTCGAGGTTCGGATAGGATTCGCGGATCACCCCGACGCGCGCCGTCCGCCAGGTCACCCCCTTGTCGTCGACCTTGCCCCCCTGCAGCGCACCGACCCGAAGCCCCTTCTGAAGCGCGGTCAGCGTCTTGCCCGACCCCACCGGCCCGATGATCCCGCAAATAAACGCCCGCGACTGCAGGAACTCCGCCGCCACCGGCCCGGGCGAGTTGAGGCGGCGGGGCGGGATCATGCCGCCTCCCCTTCCAAATAGGTGGCCACCTCATCGGCGTCGTCCAAAACAGCGTCGACCAGCTTTCCATCGATGACCGCTTTGAGAATGCGGCGAAGCAACTCCAGCACTGTGATACCGCGACGAGCAGCGTGAGGCCCCAGCCTGTCGAGAAGGACTGAGGGCAGCAAGGCGGCGCGCCCGACGACCTCGCCCGCAGCGGAGGCGCGTCGCGAGCGGCCAGCTGAGACTTCGAGCGCCGTCACAGTGTTTTCGCCGATGCCTATGGCGTCAGCGATCTGGCGGGTAGAAAACCCTCGTCCGCGGAGGCCAATCACTGCCGCCGTTCGACTGGGAAAACCGAGGGTCGGCTTAGGCGTGCCCACTATTCACCCTCCCCGCCATCTTCCAGCTCGAGGAAGTCGGCGTCGACGATGTTGGCGACTTCCTCGCGAGTATGGGTCAGCCCCTCGATCACCAGGTCGGCGATGCCATTGAAGCTCAGGTCGACGGCGACCGGCTTCTTGCTCTCGAAATAGGGCATCAGCCCCTCGGCGCAGCGGATCCGAAGGCTCTGGGCGGCCTCATAGGTCAGTCGCTCGATGACGACGCGCGGCTCGCCGAGCTTCGAGAAGCTGTGGACCTTCTCCTGCTTCGACGCCTCGATCAGCACCTCGGGCGGAGTCGACTGGATCTGCATCATCGTGATCGCGGGATGCTGGCCGAAGCCGAGCAAATAGCGCGACAGATCGTCGCTGCGCTTGTTCTTCGCCCCCTTGGGCCGGCCACGCCGCACCCGCGCCTCGCGAAGCACCGCCATCTTGCCGGCGGCGGGCCCGAGCGCCTCGCGCGCCTCCACCATCTCCTCCGCCGTCGGCGCCAGCATGTCGAGCTGCCGCGCCTCCTCGGCCTCGGCCGCGCTGAGCAGCGACTTCGCGTCGGCCATGACGTCGGCGACGAGCTTGCGGTCGCCGGTTTCAGGCGTTGACATCGCCGCCCCCCGCCCATAGCCTCGAAAACTCATCCGGACGCCCAACGGAAGAACGCCCATCCCCTACCCGAACGACAGATCCGGAACGGCGCGGCTCCCCGCTCCGGGGCTTCCTCGCGCGCCGGGAGTCTGAGACCCCCAACCCCATTTGCGCGAGCGACCCTTCCGACCCGTCCTGAACTCGATCAGGCGGAGCAGGTCGCGCCGCGGCGCGATCTTCGATCCAAATCCGGGCAAATGTCTGCGCCAGCATGCCAGGGAGCGGCGCGGCGGCGATGGGGGGGGTGCCCCCCCTCCGGCCGCGATCGGCGCCGGGGCCGGCCGCCAGGCCGAGGCTGGTCAGCTGCGCAAGCTTGCGCGCTGGCCCCGAAAAGCGGGCGATATCAGCGCCTTGAACAGACCGTTCCAACGCAACCGTTCCAACGGCCCCTCGCGCCCCCTCGAAAAACGGCGGAAATCCGCCATTCCCGCCCAGGCCGGATCCCGCCAGGCCGGCCAGCTCGGCCGAGCCCATCGCCGCCGGCCTCGAGCCCGCCCAGGCGCGCCGCCCCCGAAACTTTTCGCCCGCACTCCCTCCAAAGGGGCGGCCCCTCGCGCCCCCTCGAAAAACGGCGGAAATCCGCCATTCCCGCCCAGGCCGGATCCGCCCCCGAAACTTTTCGCCCGCACTCCCTCCAAAGGGGTGCAGATCGGCCGACTGGCGACGGTCGAGCGAATATCCGCACCCTATTTTAATCGGGCAGCGGAAGGCGCCCGCCGAGGCTGTTACCGTGTTACCGGCTGGCGAGGGGCGGAGTAGCAGCGCCGGGAACGGCCAAGTCATTGTACTGCAAAGATAAAGAGACATGTTACCGATGTTACTCGATGGAGAGAGAGGATAAGGCGCACGCGCGCACGCATGCGCTCGCATATGTAGCGCCGCGCCTTGGGAGTAACAGGGTAACACCCCCTTAAACCCCTGTAGAAACAACGACTTAGCCGCTACTCCCGCTGTTACCACACCGAGTAACAGGGTAACGCTCGGCAAGCAGACGGCCGAGCCGCGCCATCTGAATGAAATCAACGGGTTAGGGTCACGGGTTGGGGACGCAAAAAAAAGAGCGGCGCGGACCCGGGCGTCGCGACGCCGGGTCGGGGCCGGAAATGTGGACGCGGGCGCACCGGCGGCGGCTGTCGCCGCCACCTGCCCGCGGGCGCGCCTGGTGGGCGCGCTACGCATCGGTCGTCACCTCGGCGGCGACCACCGCGACCTCGTCGGGCGAAGGATCGCCCCACACCGCCTCGACCGGCACCAATGTGCAGGCGGTCGTGATCCCGCCGATGCGCTGCCGCTCGTTGGCGATCGCGCCCGGGATCCGCTTCAAGGACTGGACCCAGCCGCCCGAAGCCCCCGGCCGCCCTTTCCACTGGGTCTCGGCGAACAGCTTGCCGAGCCCCTGATTGGCGTTGGCGACGACCAGATAGCAGCGCCCCGGCACGGGCTGGGGCCGGTCGCTCTCATCCTCGGCCGATCGCTTGCGGATCCCGCCGACGAAGAAGCCGAGCCCGATCTTGGCGAGCTCGCGCCGGGCTCTGGCCTGGTCGTCGCCGTCGCTCGTCTGCCTCACCGCCTGGTCGACCCAGTCGGCCACCGATCGCGACTGGCCGTGCCCCGAAAGCTGGACCAGCGACGTCGCCAGAAGGTTCAGGCAGCGGCGGTCGTCCCCGTCCGCGTCGCGCATCTCGGCGAGCCGGTCGGCGGCGAGCATATGCCCCCACATCGCCAGCTCCTCGTGGTGGGGCGCATCGTCCTCGATCGCGAGGTGGGCCGCCGCCAGCAGGGTTCCGAATACGTCGGCGCCGCGGTTCCTGTGCCCTCCGAAGTCGATCAGAGCGTCGCGAAAGGCCTCGAGCGTCCGGTCCCACCGGCCCCATTGGTCGACCATCCGCCGGGTCAGGGCCGCGGCCATCGTCCGTTTCTCGGCCGCCGAGATCTTCGGAGCCCTCTGCCCCGCCGGCAGCGGCCCGAGCTCGAGCAGGGCGAACCGGCTCTTGTCCTGCGGCTGGAGCCCCGGAACCAGGATCGAGGAGAAGACGAAGCACGATCGGGCGGTGAACCTCACCCCCTTATGATCCTGCCCGCCCTTGCCGATATCGTCCCCCGACGCGGCGATCCGCGCCAGCTGGATGATCGCGACCATCTTGCGGTCGTCTTCCTCATTCTCGGCCTCGTCGAGCAGCACCGGCAAAGTGTCCTGGCCGAGCAGCTGGCGCACCGCCGCCTCGGTCGCCGAACCGAGCTTCAGGAGCCCGCCGTCGAACAAAGCCTTGATCAGGTCCATCAGGGTCGACTTGCCGGTCTGGGCGCCGCCGGTGATCCAGATGAGCGGCCGCCAGTCGATCGCGCCTCCGAGCCGGGCGATCGCGATCCAGCCCAGAGCCAGCATCGGGTCGATCGTCGGCCGAGCCCAGTTCCAGGTCTTGAGCCAGGCGAGAAGCTCGACCGCCGCTCCGGTCCCGGCCGGCTCGGGCGCCGGCCGGCCGAGCGCCGGAGCGGTCGGATAGACGAAGCCGTCATAGCGGCCCGGCTTCCGCCACATTCCCAGGTAGAGGACGTGGTTGCCGCAATGGAGGATCAGCCTTCCGTCCTCGTCGCGCCAGGCGCCGCGGCCGCGCACCATCTGGCGCACGTCCATCACTCCGCGCGCCGCGGCGACCCGCATCAGATGCTTCGACGTGTCGTCGGCCTTCCAGCTGTTCGGAACCGCCGTCCAGGCGCCGGTCTTGGCGTCCTGGGTCATTCGCGGCCAGGTTTCCTCCAGATATTTGTCGTAGGGCACGAACATGCCGACGATATGCTTGTTGGCGACCTTGTCGGCCGCCAGCGCCCGAAGCTCGCCCAGGGCGGTCAGGAAGAAGAAGATGTTGTCGGCGGTGCCGAGCGGCTCGACCGGGCAGCCCGGCGGCATCGAGATCCGGCCGTCCCCCGGGGTCTCGCGTTCGGCGCCGCCATAGCCGTCCCCGTCGTGCGGCGGGAAGTCGGCGAAGGCGTCCGCCGGCGGCTCGTACGCATTGTCGAGCACCTCCCTGACCGCGGCGAGATGTTGGCGCTCGCTCACAGCAGCCTCCGGGTGAATTTGGGAAGCGGGAGACCGTCATAGGCTCCGGCGAGGCCATAGCCGGCGAAGAGGACGAAGGCATGCACGCCGCCCTGGTTGAGCCAGGCGCCGTACAGGCGATGGCCCCTCTCGGTCATCGCGGTCGAACCGAGGCGGCTCATCGCGCCTGCTCCCCGAGCTCGGCGCGGATCCGCCTGAGCTGCGCCCCCCCCCCAGGCAAGCGAGCGCCAGAGCTGCGCCGCCGCTTTGGCCGGGTCGCCATGGCGCGAGAGGTTCTCGGCGAAGTGATCGAGGAGGGTCATGCCGGAACCTCAGCAAGGCGGAGCGACCACCTCTGCTTGGGTTGCTCTTCGATCAGACGCGCAGTTCTAGGGCGCGATCGGCGGCTCCACGCCGCCGCAGGAACGGAAGCCTCTAGGATAAAGCCGGCCGCCCTTAAGGGTGCCCCACTCTCTCGGACGAGCGTATACGTCACCAGCCGGGTGCCACCCATCAACTGCCAGACCCGCTTGGCGCGGGCAGCCAGTCTCGAGCAGGCATTACGCGGCGCGTCGAGGGATACGCAGCAGCGCAGCAACTCCGCCGTGCCTTCCTGCTGCAACATACGAGCGACGGGGCGGCCGACTATGGCAACTCCCACCAACTGGCCGTCTTCCTCGAGGCCGATCGCAAACTTACCTCCGTCGTTGGACGTACGGGAGCTATGGCGATGGTGGCGCTCGACGAAGTCGTTGGCCGCACGGAGGGTAAGGGGTATGATCTTCATGCCGCCACCAGCTCGCGCTGAGCCAGCGCGTTGACGTCCTTCACGTCCCTCGGCGGCCGAGCCACCTTGACCCGGACGCCGCGGGCGCGCTGCGCGGCGATCGCGCGGCCGAGCGCCTTCTCGGCGTCGGAGCCGGGCGGGTCGTTCTGGGCGAGGATGACCAGCGCCCCGATCTTCGGCGGAAGCTCGAGCGTCCCGATGTTCGAGACCGAGATCCCGGCGATCACCCGAAGCGACGGATCCGCGCAGGCGGCGGTCAGCCCGTCCTCTATCCCTTCAGAGACCCAGATGTCGGTTCCCTCCGGAACGTCGCGAAGCGGCATCGATCCGCACGCGCCCTTCCACAACGGAATATGGGCGCCCTCGAAGCGCCCGAGCACCTTCTTGGGCTTGAACCCCTCGACTCCGGGCGGAGCGGCCGCCTTGTCGCTCCCGTCCGGAGCGAGCCAGGTGCGGTGGGTCGCGACATGCTCGCCGTCCAGCGCCGTCACCGCGGCCAGCATCGCCGGCATCCGCGCCGCCCCGTCGCCGAACCCGTATTGGACCTCGGGGTTGAAGCGAAGCGCGCCCGGCGCCCTGCCGAGCGCTCGAAGGCAGATGCCTCTCGACGCCAAATAGATTTCAACAGGCGTCCCCGGGATTGGCACCCCCATATGCCAGCGCTTTCTCGCGCTCGCCCGGGCGCGCCGGTCGCCTTCGGCCGCCTGGCGCGCCCGGGCCTCGCCCGCCGCCTTCGCCTCGATCCGGTGCCGCTCGAGCCGCGCCGGATCCTGATCGTCGAGCTGGAGCCAGGACTTCGCCCAGGCCACCGCCTGGCCGAGATCGCCTCCGAACAAAGCGCAGGCGACCAGCCAGAGCAGGTCGCCCCGATCGCGCCCCGCCACCGTCCCGCCGGCGCCGTCGCGCCAGTTGCCGCATTTGCCGCCGCCGATCTCGACCCACAGGCTCTGCCCCGCCTCGCCGGCGAGGCTTCCGATCCGGAACCGGTCGCGCCCCTCGCGCCGGCCGTTGGGGAACAGTTCGAAGCACAGGTTCTCCGCCCGCCCCTTGAGCAGATCCTCGATCTCGCCGACCGAAATCATGTCTCGGCGCTCAGTCACCCTGCCCCCCCCGGCGCGAGCTCCGCCACGCTTCGATGATCGAGGAACGGCCACGGCCCCTGCGCCGCCACCGGATGCGAGCGGGCTCGCCAGGCGGCCGCCGCGGCGAGCCCGGCCTGCCGCCGCGCCGAGCGCGCCGCGACGCCGGCCGCGAAGTTGCGGACCGGCGCGGAAGCCGGGCTTCCGACCTTGCCCCCCCCCACGGTCATCCCAGCGGCTCCGGCTCGATCGGGCCGCCCGGCTCCCAGTAGCGGAAATAGTCGATCGTCGGATCGGGCGCGGGAACCCGAAGCTCCCGGCGAGTGCCGTAGTCGGCGAGGGTGATCGTGCAGTCGATCGATCCGTCCGGATAGGCCTTGTCGACCACGCCCGGCGCCGGATTGGGCTCGGGCGGGTCGTAATTGTTGAAATAGCTGATCGGGTCGTCGACGTCGGGCAGGCGCGGCGTGGAGGGCGAAGGGACGGACTTGGACATGGTGAAAAACCTCCGCTGGATGTCAGGTGTAGTAAATCGTCACTCGAACGTGATCGACGCTGAAGGTCGGCGCGCCGGAGACAGTGAACATGGTGAGGTCTACCGAAAAGTTCGCACTGTTTACGATGGCCGGAGTAAGCGCGCTCCCCCACAGGTCGGCCGAGCCCCCAAAGGTATAGTACGCATCGCTCGTCGTTAACGTCGCAGGCACTCCCGATGTTGCCGTACCGATTTGGTCGCTGGAATCGCCTAAATTGTTAGTGGCGAGATCAGCTGAATTGATGCGGCCGCCGAGTGCGCTCACCTTCGCTTCAATGTCGACCTTGACGCCGTTGATGGTGGCGCCCCCCGGGATCGCAAAGCCTAAGCCGCGCACCCGCAGCACGTTGCTCGAATTCGCCGGGTCCGGAGCGGTCGTCGCCGGGCTGTTGTCGGAAACCAGCACATTCCCGACGTTGGTCCAGGGATAGAAGTCGTTCGAAAGGTCGGTGGCGATCGAAGGCGACAGCGGTCCCGAAGAGGACGGGGCCGCGGCGGCCGTCCCGCCGCTCGCCTGCGCCGCCGCCATCAAAAGAGCCGCGAAGCGCATCAGGTGAAGTCCCCGATGCCGGTCACGGCGACGTTGGTCCCGGTCGTCACCTTCCACGCGCCCGAGACGCTGAACAGGTTGAACGGGACGATGATCGGCCGAAGGTCGGCGAGCGTTCCGGCGGTGAAAGTATAGATCACCGTCGCGTTGTCGAGCACGGTCACCGGGCCCGCCGCCGTCGTCGCCGGCTGGATGATGATGTGGCTTAGATAATCACCGGTCGCCCCGGTCGCGCCGAGCGCCTGAGCGGTCGACGAGGCCGCCACCGTCTCATATTCGAGCCCGGCCTGGGTCACCGACAGGCTCGCCGACGCCGCCTTGGTGCCGAGCGAGGCGGGCAGCTTTGCCGACGCGGCCGCAAGCGTCGTCTCCGTGGCGGCCCCGATCGGCAATGGCAGCGATGCCGCCGACACCGGCTGGGCGACGCCGCCCGCAACGCCCTCGACCTTCATCCCTCCGCCCGCCGCCAGCGCCGCCGGAAGCTTGGCGGAAGCCGCCGCCAGGGTCGTCTCGCTCGCCGCGCCGGTCGGAAGCGGCAGCGAAGCGGCACTGACCGGCTGGGTCGCCTGCCAGAAGGTCCCTGAGACCGGTTGGGCCACGCCGCCGGCCACGCCCTCGACCTTGAGCCCGCCGCCCGCCGCCAGCGTCGCCGGCAGCTTGGCGGAAGCCGCCGCCAGCGTCGTCTCGCTCGCCGCGCCGGTCGGAAGGGGCAGCGAAGCGGCACTGACCGGCTGGGTCGCCTGCCAGAACGTTCCGGAGACCGGCTGGGTGGCCTGCCAGAAGGTCCCGGAGACGGGCTGGGCGACGCCTCCCGCCACGCCCTCGACCTTGAGCCCGCCGCCGGCGGCCAGTGCGGCCGGCAGAAGCGCCTCGAGATCGATCGCTCGGATGTGGAGCTGCCCCTTGGACGTCGCCTTGGCGGCGACATTGTCGCCGTCGGCGGAAACTTCGCTCGCGCTCAGAGTGTCGCGGCGGATGAGGATCAGGGCTCCGCCCGACGGGTTCGCCGCGGCGGCCGCGTCCTCGACATATTCGGTCCCGGCCGAGCTTCCGCCGACGATCGCGACGGGCAAGGGATTGGCGGTGGCGACGGGGAGCATCTCCTCGCCCACGTCGCCGGTGGCGATGACGGCGAAGCGGGCGCCCGTGACGGTGGGTCGGCTCATTTATCTTTCCCCCTCGAGCGCTCGATCGAGCCCGGCGCGCATCGCGAGGGCTTCCTCTATCGTGAAATCGCTGGCGCCCGCCGAATGCCACATCCGGATGCCGCCGCCTGCGCGGGCGAAGGCCGGCCCCTCCGGCTGAACCGACCGCCAGGCGCCGCCGGCTTCGGCCCCCGGCAAAGCACCGCTTTGCGGGGATTGGTGGGGCGGCGGCGCCGCGGCGGGATGAACCTCCGCGGTCGGGTCGCCGCCGCCCCTCCCGCCGCGCCCCGGGGGGGTTGCGGCGGCGGGATCGAATCTGATGCCTCGGGCGATCCGCTCGGCGAGGTCGGGCTCGGGCTCGACCTCGCCACGCTCGATCCGCTGAAGGGTCTCGAGCCCGACCCCGAACAGCAGCCGGCTGCTCGCCTCGTCGAGATGATGCTCGCCGCCGCCGCGGCCGGCGCGCCAGCCGGCGAGCGCCGCGGCCAGCGGGCCCGACCCGGGCGCCGGGGCGAAGGCGGGGAAGGCCGAATTCATTGCACGTCGTCCGGAACCGGCGGCACCGCGCCGTCGCCCTCGTGGCGCAGCGGCGCCCCGAAGGCCCGGTCGATCAGCTCGCCGAGCCTCGCGCCCAGCTCCGAAAGCCCGATCGCCAGCAAGGCCAGGCCGCCGATCGACGCCAATGTCTCCCCCCAGCCCATCTCAGCCTCCCCCGGCCGGGTCGGACATCGTCGAGCGGAGGCGATCGATCACTTCGCCGAAGTCCCAGTCGACCGCCGCCGAGCCGCGGTGGCGGCCCTCCGGCCCGAGCTCGCCGTCCCGAGCCGCCGCCAGATCCCTCCGCCGGGGCGCCATCCGAGCCTTGGCGGCCGCCGCCTTGCGGCCGGCCGCACTTCGGTTTCTACGTAGCTGGGCGGCGGCCGAGGCTCGCTCCGCAGAGGGGGATTTAACCTGCATCGTTGCCCCGCTGCATCCATCCATAATGGAGTCCATTTCGGATCATCTTGCGGAAAGCGCGGATCGCCCTAACATAGGTTTGGGCGGCTCTCCCGAGTCGCTCCACCGGCGTGGGGCGGGTGCCGAGGCAGGAGAGCCAAAATGCCCGGTGCCGCGCGATCATGCCGCCATGTCCTGCAAAGTTTCACTCTCGACGGGGGCCAACAGCGGAGCCGGGGCAGGAGGTTCGGCGAGGCCGAGCGGCAATTCGGGGGTGCCGAGATCGGGCAGGTCATAATAATCGTTCGGCTCCACCGCACCTTTCGACAGGACGTAGAGGCGGCGCATGAAACCGCGGGTCGGAATGCGTTTATCGGAGTGCCCCTCTTCCAGCTCCCAACGGAACACCGTCGAGACGTCCGTCCCAAGCTCCTCGGCGAGGTGCTTAAGGGATCGGCTGGTCTCGTCGCGCCATGCCTTCTGTTTCACGGGGTGGTTCCAGTTCAGAAACGAACATTTCCAAACTGGCTATCCTGTCGCTTACCATTGTGGCAATATGCCAATTTGGAAATGAGGCGAACCGGCTATCTTAACGGGGTGGCTAACGACGATGCCCCGCCCAACCGGGTTCGTGAGCTGCGCGAAAGAAAAGGCCTGTCCCAGGCCGAGCTCGCGCGACTCGCGAACGTTACGCCGTCCGCGCTCAATAAGCTGGAGAACGGCGCACGCCGCCTCGACCAGCATTGGATGTTGCGCTTGGCGCCGCTGCTGGACTGCGCACCGCCGGACCTCCTCCCGATCGAGCAGAACCCCAACCATCTCGGCGACGCGGAGCGCGCCCTGGTCCTGCTGTTCCGTTCGGCCGACGAGACGCAACGCCGGCAGATCTTCGCGATGATCCAAGCGCTGCTCTCTCCCGAGGAGATCCGGAGGCTGTTCCCCGAGGCGGCGTGAACGCCGTCATCTCATTTGCCGAGGGCGCTCTGTTATTCATTGCCATCGTGGTGATGAGCTTCGCATGGTACTTGGGCCCGATGGCCCTCGTGATTTACAATCCGTGGCAGCACCTGATTGCAAAGCGATGGCGAGGCTGGACCGCGCTCGGCGTTTATCTCGGCAGCTACGGCGTGCTCTGGCTGTTCACCTTCTACGTCCTACCAGACGCGGTTAGCTCGCACATCATGCTTCCGAGCTACGACGAGTAACCGAAGGATATCCAAAACGGAAATTAGCGGCTTGACGGCGTAGCCAAAACGGAAATAAACAGGCCCCGAAGACACCTTCGGAGGCCGTCATGCCCCTTCCCGACTCCGCCCGCCGCGACCGCGACCCTCCTGACCCACGGGAGAGTGACCAAGCCCCCAACGCGGCGGGTGGGGAACCGTGCGGGAAAGGAGGCTCCGGGGGAGCCTCCGGCCGCACGGTCCCCCGGAGGGAATTGAGTCCCGGGGAATGGTTGATCCTCGACCATCCAAACCGGCGCCACGTCGTGCTGGTCGAGGACCTCGCCGGCTCGACGGTCACCCTCAATGTGGAGGGCCGCCACGTTCCGGAGTTCCTCAACTTCATCAGGACCCGAACGTCCGGCTCCGCCCGCCACATGGGCCTCGCGGTCTGATGTCCATCCCCCAGGCCGAATGCGACCTGCGGCCGGGCAGCCGGAGCTGCAGCGCCTGGTACATTGCCGGGCGCGGCGGCTTTCGCGAGCGAAGCCCGGCGTGGATCCTGCGCCAGATCCGGGCCTGGATCGACAAGGCCGGCTTCCCGCCTCCGATCATCCTGTTCGACTGCGGCCCCGGCCGCAAGCCGGTCAAGGTCGACGAATTGACGACGCGCGCCCGCTGGAACCTCGAGGCGGTCGACCTGTGGTTCACCGGCCAGCCCTCCGCCGCCTTGCCCGCGCAGGTGCTCGAGAGCGCCAGCGCCGCCCTCGCCGCCCATTATGCCGCCGCCCTCGACGGTCGCGCCGTCGGCCTCGGCCGCAAGTCATGAGTCGATCGTCTTGACCCGCGCCGTCGACCGCCTCCGCGGCCCGCGCGCCGCGGCCTCGCCGCCCCGGCCGCGCGCCGCGATCCGCCGCGCCGGCGACGACGCCGCCGGCCTCGCCCCCGCCGCGCCCGCCGGCGGCGGCGCCGCCCCCGATTCCGGCACCGGCCGCGAGGTCCGGCGCGAGATTAGCGGCCAGGGGTGGTCGGCATGAACGAAACGTCTCCGGGCGCGCTTCGCTCTGCTCCCGAAGCCGGGCAGGCCAGGTGCGCCGCGTGCCGATATTTCGACAAGCAGGAAGCTGGTCACCGCTACGGCGATTGCCGCCGCCTTCCGCCCCAGTTCAACTTCAGCGCCCATTTCAAGCAGGAGGCGCAATATGGCGAAGATCCGCCCAGGATGACGGCCGATATAACGCGCTTTCAGAACGGCGTGTGGCCGAACGTCCACCAGGACGAATGGTGCGGCGAATTCAGGCCGCTCCATAGTACCACTTTGGAGCGCAAGCCATGATCGCCCGCTCCTCGGCCCGCTACCTCGCCTCGCGCACCGCCGGCGCGGGCATGGTCGAAATCGTAAGGCGTCCCGCTGCGAGTCTCCCTTCGCAGCCTGGCGCCGGCGGCGCGGCCGATCCGAGAGGCCGCGCCGCCGCATCGTCTCCGGCCGCGGGGCGAGAACAGTGATCGGCTTCAACCCGCTTCGCCCGCGCGCCGCGATCTTCGGCGCGGTCCGTCCCTGGCTCGGCAAGGGCGGCCTCACGCCGGCCCGGATCCGCGAGATGAACCGAGTGCTCGATTTGGCCGGAGTGCCCGACGATCGCGACGATCGACCGGCCCCGGCCCCGCAGGCCGGCCCGTTCCCCGCCGCCGTGTCGCCCGGGCTTCGGCCGAGCCTGCGCTGTGTCGAGATCGTCCAGAAGTTCGAAGGCTGCGCCAGGGAGCGCCGTGACGGCCGCTTCGAAGCCTATCCGGATCCGGCGAGCGGGGGCGATCCCTGGACGATCGGCTGGGGCTCGACCGGCCCCGACGTCAGGCCCGGCACGATCTGGGACCAGAAGCAATGCGACGACCGCTTCGTCGCCCATCTCGGCGAGTTCGCCGGCAAGGTGGCGAAGCTGCTCGGCGACGCTCCGACGACCCAGAGCCAGTTCGATGCCCTGGTCAGCTTCGCCTACAATCTCGGCCCCGGCAACCTCGCCTCGAGCACCCTGCTCAGGCGCCACAAGGCCGGCGATTTCGCCGCCGCCGCCGCCGAGTTCGCCAAATGGAACAAGGCGAACAAGAAGGTCATGGCCGGCCTCACCCGCCGCCGCTCCGCCGAGGCGGCGCTCTATCTCGAGGCGGGCGGGCCATGAGCGCGACCTGCTCCAGCTGCAAATATTGGGAGAAATCCGACCGGCATTATGCCGACCATGAATGCCGGAGGATGCCTCCGATCATGGTCATCCACCGCTCGTCCAGCGCCCGCTGGACCGGCCCGGGCTGGCCCGACGCGAAAGCCTCGGACTGGTGCGGCGAATATCGCCCCCGGACGCTCCGCAAGGGGACCTCCATTGCCAGATAAGACCGAATTGCTGGCCTGCCCGTGGTGCGCAGAAGTCCCCAGCCGCATTCTCGGGATGGATGACCGCTTCGCGCACTCTTGGGACAGCAATTGCCCCCTCGCCGGACAGCAATTCAGCCGCTCGGCATGGAACACCCGCCCCACTCCACCCCCTCCAGTAGGGGAGCGGGCGGAGCTGATCGAGCGGCTGCGGGCGGCAATGGATCGCAAGGGCTTCACGACGCGCGACGTGGCGAGCGAGACTGGGTTGAGCTTCTCAACAGTGGCCGTCAGGACGAAGGCCGCGCTTAGAGACTGGACGGCCAAGAGCTCGCCCAGCGCGCGCGAGCACTTCGCGATTGTACTGCCCAGTGGCTGGTACGCTGAGATTAGGCGCGTCACGGAAGCGAGCGAGCGCCACTTTTCGGGGCCCTTGGAATACGAAGTCTGGCTGTCAGACGAAGGTGTCGCGGCATTTTGCAGCGCGGCCCTTCCCTCGTTCGCCGAGGCGGTCGGCAACATCATGGGCTTTGTCTGGCGAACCTATGGCGACGACAGGATCTTTGACGTCGTCGAGCTGCCAGAGGTCGGCCACCAATGACGCACGGACCAAAAGCCCTCGCCACCCCGGCTCCAGTAGGGGAGGAGGCGGTAGAGCGGGAAGCCGTACTTTGGGCTCGCGAGGACTGGACGGCGCGCCCGCATATCCCGGCGGACGTGGCAGCGAAATGTCGTGCCGGAGCCTACGACGAGTTGCCCGATATCGCCGGCCGGGTTCGAGCGTACATCGCGGGCCGCGCCTCCGTCACAAGGGCTGCCCAATGACCGATCGAGAACACCTCATTCGCCGGTGTAAAGAGCATGCCAAGCCGGAAGCCATGCACTCGGAAAGCATTCGGCTGCTGTTGACGGAGTGCGCCGAAGCTCTCGCCTCCCCATCCACCGGCCAAAAGCCATGAGCGTCATGGCCAGTTGCTCCTGCGGCGCCGGGATCGGTGACTTCGCTCACAAGACCGGCTGCAGGGTCGAGGAGGCGGACGAGAGAGACTTTGAGCGGGATCGGGCCGAAGAGGCGGCCGCGAACAGCCAGCCTTCCCCGGCGCCCGGCGATGAAGGACCCGCCCAATGAGCGCCTCGCTCGCCCGGCGCCAGGACGAAAGCTGCGAGCGCTGCGGGCTCGAGCCCTGCGGCTGCCCCGAGGCCGCCGCCGCGATCGCGGCCGCGCCGCCCCCCGATTTCGGTCCGGACGAGCCCGGCCCGGCGCCGCCGGCCGCCGCGCCGGGCGAGGCCGCCGCCGCCTTCGCCGCCCGCCGTCTCGAGCTCGAGGCCACTCATGGCGGCAAAGCCTGCTGTCACCGCGAACGCCCCGCTTTGTGCATCCTGATCGACGCCGGCGGCCGGGAGGAAAGATAATGTCCGAGAAGAAGCCCGACTTCGCCCCCCCCCAGGGCCGCCGGCCCTCGATCGAGTGGGTTCCGCTGGCCGAACTAAGCATCGACCCGGCGTATCAGAGGTCCATCGAGAACTCCGCCTCGCGCAGGCTCATCGCCGTGATCGCTCGGGGCTGGAATTGGGACCTGTGCATGACGATCGCCGTGTCGCGCAGGCCTGACGACAGCCTGTTCGTGGTCGACGGTCAGCACCGGCTGGCTGCCGCGCGTCTGCGCGGCGACATTGATGCCATGCCTTGCTGCATCACACGTCGCGCCAGCGCCGCCGACGAAGCGACCTTGTTCATCGCGGCGAACCGAGCCCGCCGGCCGATCAATGCCCTCGAGGATTTCCACGCCGCCCAAGCCGCGGGCGAGGAGGAGGCGGTCGCCATCGCCACTATGGTCAGCCACGCGGGCCTGCGTCTGGCCCGCGAGAAGGCTGTGAAATGGTACGCCGCCGGCGAGCTCGCGCACGTTCGTGGGCTTCGCGCCGCCTATCGCAATTTCGGTGCGAGAGTTCTAGCGGCCGCGCTGGAGACGATCGGCACCGCCTTCGCCGACCAGGTAATCGACAATAGCGGAGCGCTACTCGGCGCATTGCTGAAGATCCATGCGCAACCGCCGCAGCCATTCCGACAGGCAGTGCTGGCGGAGACGCTCGCCGGGGCCAGCCCCGCTAAGTGGAGCGTTCGGGCGCAGCTGCACCTCCTCACTGGCGGCCAGCAACGGATAGATGCTCTGAAGGGTGTGATCCTGGCCGCGTACGGCGTCAACGCGAGAGAGGCGGCATGACCGAAACCCGCACCGCCGCTCAAAAGCTTCACTCCGCCCAGATCGTCAAGGTACGGCTTGAGGGCACGAGCCTGTGGATCCGAGTCGACAAATGCGAGATCCACGCCGTCCGAGCGGCGCTCGGCGGCTGGGACCGGATCGAGGTCGACATGGTTCCCGGCGGGGGCAAGGCCATCGTCCTCGTCTCCATCCGGATGGCCGCATGACCCGCGCCGGCAAGCTCGCGCTGCTCGATCGCGCCTGGGCGGACCTCAAGGCCGCGCGCGGCGAGCAGATTCCCGTCGCCGCGGCCTACACGCTCGGCCTGTCCCACGGCCTCTTCCCCGAAATCGACCGCGGCGAAGCGCCGCCTAAGGAACCCACATGACGCGGCGCATTGTGAAGAATGGTCGCTATTGGGCGCTCGCCGACCAGATGCTCGGCGAATGGCTGGGTGAACGAGATGAGACCGGGCTCATCCAGGCCGTCGCAGCGGTGGACAAGGCGGCCTCCGAGCTTGTCGGTCACTCCGGTGTGGACGATGGCGACGACGAGTTGTTCGAAAAGGCGGAGTTCGTCCGCCAGTGCATGAGCGGGCGAGCCGCCGGCGACTCGATATCCCGGCTTCTGCGCGCCCGCGGCTTCCACAAAGCGGGCGTGACAGGAAGCGCCCTCACTTATGATCGCCAGCCGCTCTACCGAAAAGCCTCATGACCCTGAAGCCCCTCGACTTCGACTTTTCGCTCATGTCGGACCTGTCGGTGCGGCCGCCCCACTCGGTGCCGGAGGAGGAGATGCTGGCCGAGGTCGAGCAGACGCTCGCCGACCGCTCCGTTTTCTACCGGCGCCAGGTCGAGCGAGGCAAGATGCGCGTCGACGAGGCCGAGCGCCACATCGCTTTGCTCGCCGACGTCGCCGCCGACCTTCGCGGCCGGCCGGCCGGCGAGCCCGCCGCTTTCGCCTGGGAGGCCAAGGTGCGCGAGCTGCGCCGGGAGATCGCCATCCGCCGCAACCGCTGGCCGAAGAGGATCGACAGCCACGTCGACCCGCTCGACCGCGCCACCGCGGCCCGGCGCCTCGAGCAGCTCGACTCCGTCCATTTCCATTACTGGGTCCGCTTCGCCTTCGCCGACGATCTCGTCGCCGGCCTCGAGCCGCCGCATTTCCTCGCCAGCGACGGGCGCCGCGGAGTCCTGCGCGGCTGGCAATGGCGGGCCTGGGCCTGGGAGCGCGACGCTCTCGCCCGCGGCGACCCCGCCGCCCGCCCGGCCATGGCCGGCTTCTACGCCGACGTCGCCGCCGGCGACGCCTGGGCCGCCGGGATCTGGAACCATTATCGTTTCTGCGCCGAGCGGCTCGGCTTCGCCGAACCCGCGCGCGCAGCTTGAGAGATCCGGCAAGGTTGCCGGGTCGGGCGGCGGGTTTCTTTGTGAATGGACCCGCCGCCCGCAATCGCTCCACCGGGAGCGGCAAGAGGAGAAGAGCATGTCCAAACCCGAAACCCACGGCCGCGCGATCGCCGTGCTCGAACGCGGCTTCGTCTTCGTCGGCGACGTCGCCACGGACGATCGCTGGATCCGGATCGGCGGCGCTCGATCGATCATTCGCTGGGGAACCCAGAAACACCTCGCGCAACTTGCCAACGAGGGCCCGCAGAGCGGCACGAAACTGGGCGACGCGTCCGACGTCAAGGCACCCCTGAGCGCGCTGATCGCGATCCTTCCCGTGGATCCGGCCAAATGGAACGGCTGATCCTCAAGCAGGGCGGCGACGGCTACGGCGACGGCGACGGCGACGGCGACGGCGACGGCTACGGCTACGGCGAC